GTGCTCAGGTTGTTTGGAAGCCAGTTGTTCCCGTTGCCACTAGAGTCCTTCCCTAGTGTGGTTGCGGTGTTGCTGCTGTTGTCCGCAAAATCAAGCTTGAAACCATTGGTGCCGTAGGTGCCCGTAAACTTTTTGGGCTGCCAGATGCCGTTGGTGTCAAACTCCCCAAACGCTGATGCGTCGTAAGCGGTGCCATCGCAGAAGTGGATATCGGCGAGATAAAAATCTGCATAAAGACCTGCAGTCCCAACCCTTCCAATATCGTGCGACTGAGTGCTATTTATTGGCAAATCAGAGTTTTGAGTGATTGAACTACGCTGATCAGTGGAGAAACCACTAATCTGCAATCCGTTCACATACAGCTTGACACGGTTTGTGGCACTTGCCTGTGTTGTGTCAACAGTCAATACTACGTGAAACCATGCCGAAGGGTCTCTAAAAACTTGAGAAGTTAAAATGTAAATCCCAGCTGGATCACTGTAGCCAGAGAGCCTTAGTGAATTAGAAACAAACGCAAGATAAAGGGTTGTTGCATCATTGTTCAACCCCTGAGTGCCAAATATTACTTGGGCGGTAGTAACATTGCTCCGCTTCACCCAGCCGGCCCAGCTCCAGGTCTTGCGGTTGCCAGCAGATGCAGGTGTCCTAGACAAGTAGGCACTGTCACTACTATTGAACCGCAGCGACCGCGAGATCTGATACCCACCGGCTGCACTAGAGAGCAGCAGGGAATTAGCGCTTCCAGGTACGGACATATCAGCTCAGGTTCGTGATCAAGGTGGCGGTGATCTTGGTGCTGCTTTGCACCGAATAAACCAAGCAGTCCACAGCGGACGCAGTGGTGGTCAGTGTTGGTGCGGTGCCGCCGCTGAAGTCCCACTGGCTGCCATACGCCAAGGTGCGTGATCCGGTGCCGTCCTGCGTAATCCAGATGCAGCCGCTCTGACCCGCGACCAAGTTGGTGGGATTGGCCAGCGTGCGGTTGCCGCCGAGTGTGAAGCTGAAATTATTTGAGTCCGCAAAGTTAGGCGTGATCGTGGCGCCATCGCTCAGTGCCGTGATCTCACCGCGTTGACCAGCGGTATACACCTGCGCAACATCAAGCTTGGCCGTGTCGGCATCATGCGCTTGGATCGTGCTGCCCACATCCGTCGTGGTCAGCAGGTTGTCCACCGACACCGTTTTGGTGCTGGTGGTAATCGAATCAACCTTGACAGTACCGAAGGCCATCAGAGCACCATCCAAATAGCGTTTGCAGGAACGGTCACGGTGTAAGTGGCCGCGACTTCAACGGGACTAACCGAAATGGCGTTTTTGCCCGTGCCGAAGGTGTAGTTCTCACTGATCACCTGCGAAGTCTCAGCAACAGGTGACACCACACCACCGCCAGACAGCTCCACGATGCTCGCGGTGCCGTTGTCCTTTTTGGTGTAGAGCTTGCCGTCGTAGGTGTTGAGCGCAAGCTCACCCAGCTGCAAGTCACCGACAGCTGGTGTTTTACCCGCGACGGCAGAGCGCCGAAGCTTGATCGTATTTGCCATGTGGCGTCCTTGGGTGGCTATCTAGCCGGACGCACTAGCTTTCCTGTTTGGGTGGGAAAGATAGGAGTGGGACAGCGAGTGTCAGCTCCTGCCCCGTGACCAACCTGCTACTACAGGCTGATGAGTTTCATGGTATCGGCGCCTGCCGAGGCGATCCAGTATTTCTTGGCTCGTGTAGAGATTGGCGAGCTTGACGACTGTTGGCTTTGGAAACTAAGTGTCGGCGGTCCTGGCTACGGACAACTCTTCTGGGACAGCAAGGTTCAGACAGCTCATCGCTTTGCGTACAGGCTCTTTAAGGGCAATCCAAAAGGAGCGCAGATAAACCACCTTTGTGGAAACCGCAGGTGCTGTAATCCAGCTCATCTGTACGCAGGATCTGCCAAGCAGAACTTTGAAGACATGGTCAGACATGGGAACCATGTCCCACCTCCTTACAAGAAGGGATCCGATGTCGGAAATAGCAAGTTGACAGAACAAGAAGCCGCGCAAATCAAAGCCGGCCTCGCCAAGGGCGAAACCGGCGCAGTGCTGGCTAGAAGGTTTGGCGTGTCTGCCTCAACTGTAAGCCTGATCAAGCGTGGAATCAGATGGCAGCACGTCAGCAGCCCATCGAACCAGCACCAAGCAGAGTGCTGAGCACCATGCTGGTCAGGCCAAAGATCCAGAGGTAGCTGCCGCCATCGATAGTGATGCCATCAATGGTGCCGCCGGTGATGGCCACGTTGTTGGCGTTCTGAGTGCTCAGGGTGCCGAGACCGGTGATGTCGGTGTTGGGAATGGTGGCCGATGCGGTGAAAGCACTGGTGCCATTGCCAACCAGATAACCGGTCAGGGAGGTTGCACCAGTACCGCCAAAGGCCACCCCAATGGTGGAGGCATTCCAAACACCGCTGGTGAGGGTGCCGACCGAGGTCAGGCTTGAACCGGTGATGCCTGTGCCAAGCGCACTGCCCGAGAGAACAGTGGTGCCGTTGACGCGGTAGACCTTGCCGCTGGCGACATCGATGTCTTCGCTGGAGGTCCAGCTGTCGGTGGCATTGGACCAGCTAAAAGTCTTGTCAGTGGCGCCCTTCAGGGTGATGCCACCACCGTCTGCAGTGGTGTCAGTGGGGCTGGCAATGTCGCCCAACACCACGTTTTTGTCATCGACCGACAGCGTGGTGCTGTTGATCGTGGTGGTGGTGCCATTGACGGTCAGATCACCGCTGATCGTCAGGTTGCTGGTGATAGTGCCACCGCTGATTGGCAGATAGCTGCCGCTCATGTCCGGCAGATCACTGGCGACCAGAGCACGGAAGCCAGGAGTTGCGGCACCACCGCTGGTGGGACCAGCAAACACGTAGTTCGCGGTCTGGTTGTCGAGGGTGGCTGTCAGGGTGCCGCTGGTGGTGACCGGCGAACCGGTGACATCAAACAGAGCGGTCGGCAGGCTCAGGGCGACGCTGCTGACGGTGCCGGCACCGAAGCCTGCAATCGCAGATTGCACAAAGGCAGTCGTGGCGACCTTGGTGCTGCTATCGCTGCTGGTCTGGGTAGTCGCAGTAGCAACTGCACCGGTCAGATCGACGTTGCCGGTGAAGGTCTTGTTGCCGCTGATGGTCTGAGCCGTGCTCAGCGTGGTGAACGCGCCGGCACCACCAATAGCGATGATGCTGGTAGCCGAGCCGCCTGCACCACCAGTGCCAGTGCCATAGTGCAGGACAGCGTTGCCCTCACTAAAGGCAATTTCCGCATTGGCCAGGCTCGTGGGTGCGCTGCTGCCCGTGGAGCGCTTAATGCGGATGGTGTTGGCCACGGCTACTGCTTGGAAACGGCTTTACACCAAGGTTTCCTGTAGCTCTACAGCAACAGCAGAAACAACAGCAGTGGAGAAACAACGGCAAAGTTGCCTCCGTCAGTCAGCGTTGTGATCGTGTTGATGTCATCGCCTTTCCACTTGCTGCTGGCCTGGTCGTAATACAACACGCTGCCTGCCACCTTCCCGCCGATGTTCACATCACGCAGGTCACTCAGTTCATACAGCGGTGCCATTGCACCCTGCGGACCAGCGGTGTGGATCTCAACCAGCAGCGACTCAGCTGGTGTGCGGACTTCAATGGCCTGTTCTGCAACCTCAGTGACGACGACCTGCTCGGTGTTCGTCAGGACAACACGGTTGCTCATGGTCAGGCTGGGCTACTGAAGCCCTGCGAGGGCCTCACGATTCCTTCTAGGTAATACTCGCGCAGCCCCGAGACGTTGATCAACATCACGTCGTAGCGGCACTCATCCGGCAGATTCGTCGTGATCGTGTACGGCAGCGTCAACTTCACCTTCCCGATCAGCGCATCCTCCACGGTCACCGTGAAGTCGCCGTATTTGGTCGCCCTGTCCTTGCTCCACACCTGCGCCACCACCGTCCAGCCGGTGATGTTGATGCCGACGTTATTGCCATCCTTGAACTGCACCTGCAGCGGATAATCAGCTCGCCGCTGCGGCCGGATGTTGTAAGTCGCCGGGGTGATCGCCATACCCAAGGTTTCCGGTAGCCCTAGCCCGCGTAGGTCTCAGGGTTGGTCGTGATGTCAACGCGCATCTGGGATCTGGGCCCCACACCACGCGGCACATTGATGCTCACCGCGTTGCTACCCGGATAGCTCCACAACAGTCTGCCGGCCACTTCCTGCAAGCTCGCATCACCGTCCCAATCGACCAGATACAGCGTCCAGCGGTTGAAGGCTTGCTCACGCTGGTATTGCCGCACGGCCACTAGCTCCGGCTCACGCACGATCACCACTTCCAAGCCATGCACGGTGGTGCCAGGCGGCAGGCTTTCACCCGGTGCCCTTACCGAAATCGCCGGTGTGTTGGCGCCATTAGCCAAGCGGTAGGTGCCGAGCTGATCCACCAGCGTCGTCTCGATGGCGGTGCGCAGGCTCAGCAAGTCCATGTGCCTAGGATTCCGCCGTCAGGAGCAGGCAGCCTGCCTCGATCCAGCCAAATCCAGGGCGAGCAGGCACCTGCAGGTTGTAGGTCAAGAGTGGTCGATCTAGATCACGCAGCACGACGGTGCCGCTGATCCGCCCCTTAACGAGCTCCAATCCACCGCGAATGCCGGTGGCTTCCCATTCCGGCGCCAGCATCCACACGCTCTGATCATCGGAGTGCAGGGCGCGCACCCGTGGCATCCGCGTGCCTTCATCGGCGCTGGCCAACACCTCGTTCCAGCACGACACCAGCAAGGGCGGTGCTTGATCCTCATGCTTGAGGGCCAGGGCCACAGCCGCAACTTCAGCGCTCAGGCGGCGTTCAGCCTTCTGTTCACTGGAGAAGAGCTGGAAGTCTTGCAGACTAAAAGGTTTTCCCTTCTTAGGATCGCGGTTGATGTTGGCCAACAGGGCTGCCAACTGCGCCACAGGCATCTCTTGCAGTTGCGCTTGCTCGCGGCGTATGCGCTGC